AGGCAGAGGCGTGTTTGCTATGGGTGGACCAGTAGAAGTTAAAGCTGATGATTCAGTTGATACGGTTGGTAATCCAAAAGGCAAAAAGAAATCTATTCAAATTGCAGGCTGGGGTAAAGCGAGACACTAGTCATGGCTAAACTTTGTGCTAGAGGAAAAGCAGCAGCTAAAAGAAAATTTAAAGTATATCCTTCTGCTTATGCAAATATGTATGCATCTGCAGTATGTTCAGGAAAGGTAACACCAGGTGGCAAAAAGAAAAGGAAGACCAAAACCAAAGCTCGCAAAAGGTAAAAAAATCATTGCAATTGGTTGTGGCAAAGTAAAAGAAAAAAATAGGAAAAAAACTAAATATGTCTGAGGGTGGTCTTAGAAAATGGGTAGCGGAAAAATGGGTAGACATTGGAGCTCCGAAGAAGGATGGCAAGTATCAACCTTGCGGGAGATCGAAGGGGAGCAAGAGGAAATATCCAAAGTGTGTCCCTATTGCAAAAGCACGCTCCATGAGTGCTTCACAAAAGGCGAGTGCGGTCAAACGAAAGCGCCAAGCGTCGAACACTGGCCCTAAACCAACAAACGTAAAAACAATTGTAAAAAGAACTAATAAAGCTGATGGTGGTTACATTGGAAGTTTCATCGACTTGAATGTCGATGGAAAAACATATAGTAATCCAAGTTATAAAAAGTATTATAAAGGATTAATATAATGGCAAGAACTGCTGCATGGCAAAGAAAAGAAGGCAAATCACCTAGCGGTGGTTTAAATAGAAAAGGGGTTGCATCTTATAGAGCGGCTAATCCTGGATCTAAATTAAAAACAGCTGTAACAACTAAACCTTCAAAATTAAAGAAAGGTTCTAAGGCTGCTAATCGTAGAAAATCGTTCTGCGCACGTATGACAGGTATGAAAAAAAGACTAACATCTGCAAAAACTGCACGCGATCCCAATTCTAGGATTAACAAAAGTCTTAGAAAATGGAATTGCTAAATGACTGTACACTATTCACTAGAAACATTTGTACCTACACTAAGAAAAAAAATTAAAGAATCTTATCAGCAAATCGGAGACGTGATGATTGCTGGAGGGATAACAGATATGGAAAAATATAAATATCTGTTAGGACAGGCACATGCCTTTCAATTAATAGATCAGGAAATCTCAAACCTGCTAAATCCAAAGGAGGATAAAAAAAATGAGCAATCAACAAACGTCATTAAATTCGGAAGAGATTCCGAAGACGAAACTAGCTCTTGAAGAAAAATATCAAGAGGAAAATAAAGCAAAAGAAATAGAGCAAACTAAAAGATTAGATGAAACTAATATTGGTTCATTAATAGATGAACTACCTAATCCATCTGGATGGAGAATGTTAGTTTTACCTTTTACACCAAAAGAAAAAACTAAAGGTGGAATTATATTTTCACAAGAATCTTTAGACAAAGCCAGAATGGTTACAAATTGTGGTTATGTATTAAAGATGGGACCTCTTTGTTACAAAGATAAAAATAAATTTGAAACAGGTCCTTGGTGTAAAGAAAAAGATTGGGTGATTTTTGCAAGATATGCAGGATCACGTTTACCAATAGAAGGCGGAGAAGTTCGTCTTTTAAACGACGACGAGGTTCTTGGAACAATTAAAGATCCAGAATCTGTGTTGCATTACATTTAACATAGGAGGAAACTATGCAAGAAGAAGAAAAGAAAAATATTCCCATGGTTGATATTGATACTTCTGGCCCAGAGCAAGAAGTAGAAATACAAGAAGATCCATCAGGAATAGAAGATAAGTCTGACGCTACCGATAAAACATTTGAAAACGAGCGTGAGACTAAGTTAGAAGAAGCTAGCTCCGAGCCACAAGAGGCTGGCAGCGAGGAGCAAGAAGCACAGAAAGATGCGAAAGATGTAGAATTAGAGAATTATAGTAAAGATGTTCAAAGAAGAATTGCTAAACTTACTGGAAAGTGGAGAGAAGCACAAAGACAAAGAGATGAAGCAATTGCATTTGCAAAATTGCAAAAAGAGCAAAGAGAATCTCTTCAAAAAAAATATTCTTCAGTAGAACAAGCTGGAGTAAAAGATAGAGAAGAGCGAATCAAATCTGGACTATTAGCAGCTCAAACAAAATTAGCACAAGCTAGAGCTAATGATGATGTGGTAGCAGAAGTGGAAGCTCAAAAAGAAATTGCAAGACTTGGTTATGAAGAAGCAAGATTGCAAGAAGCTAAGTCATTAGCAGAAACAGTTGTTTCAAAAGAAGAAGAAATACCTGTTTTACAACAACAACCCGTGTCTCAACCAAGACCAGATCCTAAAGCAGAAGCTTGGGGAGCTAAAAATAGATGGTTTGGTAGTGATACAGCCATGACTTATACGGCTTTTGATATACATAATAAATTAGAAGCTGAAGGTTATGACCCACAATCTGATGAATATTATGCTGAAATTGATAAAAGAATAAGACTTGAATTTCCGCATAAATTTGGTAATAATAGCAACACTACGGCTGAATCGACTAAGCCAGTGCAAACAGTAGCGTCGGCGACGCGAAGCACAAAACCAGGTCGCAAAACTGTCAGACTCACCCCTTCTGAAGTTGCTATCGCCAAAAAATTAGGAGTGTCATTAGAAGATTATGCAAAACAAAAAAAACACATGAAGGAGGTTTAAGCATATGGAAAACGAAAATAACATGAAGACCCCTCGTGCGAGTCAGTCAAGAGTTTCTGAAAAGAGACCGACAACCTGGACTCCCCCGTCATCTTTAGATGCACCACCTGCGCCTGATGGTTTTAGGCATAGATGGATAAGAACTGAAACTTTAGGCATGGACGATTCAAAGAACATGTCTGGTAAGTTAAGATCTGGTTGGGAACTCGTTCGAGCAGACCAATACCCAGAGCACCCTTATCCACAAGTTGCTGAAGGCAAATACGCAGGAGTGATTGGAGTAGGCGGCCTTGTGTTGGCAAGGATACCGGAAGAGATCGCAAAATCTCGAGAAGCTTATTTTAGAAAACAAGTTTCCGACAGAGATGAAGCAGTAAATAACGATCTTTTGAAGGAACAACACCCAAGTATGCCTATTGATAGCAATAGGCAGAGTCGCGTAACTTTTGGTGGTACTAAAAAGTAATTTTTTAGCAATACCAACGACCGCGATACTAAATATAAACTAAAACTAAGGAGTAAAAACTATGGCTACTAACAAAGACGCCGCTTTCGGTTTGAAAGCATTAGGCAAAGTTGGTCAGAATAGAGACAACCAAGGTTTAAGTGAATATAGTATTGCCGCTAACTCGACTGCGATATACCAAAATGACCCTGTCAAAGCATTAGGCACAGGTTACATTGGTGTTGCAGCAGCTGGTGATCAATTATTAGGTTCACTTAATGGTGTGTTCTATACTGACGCTAGTACGTCAAAACCGACATGGGCAAATCACCTAGCCGGATCAAACACTGCTACAGACATTGTTGGATTCGTTGCTGATGATCCCTATGAAAGATTTGAAGTACAAAACACAACAAGTTTGGCAATTGCAAGCATTAACGGTTTAGCTAACATTAGCTACGCTGCAGGTGCTACACCAAACTTTGTGTCAAAAGTAGAACTTGACGGTGGTACAATCACTACTACTACAAGAACACTTAAAATCTTAGGAGTGACTAAGGATGACGACAATAACAACTTACTAAACGCTACTACATATAACGTGAATGTAAATTGTGTTGTTCAGATTGCTAACCACTTCTTAAACTCAACATCAGGCGTATAATAGGAGAATAAATTATGGCTATATCAAGAGGACAACTAGTTAAAGAACTAGAGCCAGGATTGAATGCACTATTCGGCCTGGAATATAAAAGGTATGAAAATCAGCATGCTGAAATTTTCGACACAGAAACTTCAGACAGAGCTTTCGAAGAGGAAGTAATGTTATCAGGTTTCGCGAATGCACAAGTTAAACCAGAAGGATCTGGCGTAACTTTTGACAGCGCACAAGAAACTTTCACTGCTAGATACACGCACGAGACTATTGCTCTTGCATTTTCAATCACAGAAGAAGCGATTGAAGATAACTTGTATGACAGACTTGCGTCTAGATATACAAAAGCATTAGCAAGATCTATGGCGAATACCAAACAAGTAAAAGCAGCAAACGTATTAAACAATGCGTTTGACTCAAGCTTCGCTGGCGGAGATGGAAAAGAGCTTTGTGCTACTGACCACCCAACAATCGCTGGTACAGTTTCTAACGAGTTAGGCACTTCTGCCGACTTGAACGAAACTTCATTAGAACAAGCATTGATCGACATTGCTGCGTTCACTGATGAAAGAGGCTTGAAAATTGCAGCGAGAGGATTGAAATTAATCATCCCTAGTGAATTACAATTCACTGCAGAGAGATTAATGAAATCAGCTCAAAGAGTTGGTACTGCGGACAATGATATCAACGCAATCAACAGCATGGGAATGATTCCACAAGGTTACACTGTGAATAATTTCTTAACTGACACAGATGCGTTCTTTATCAAAACAGACGTTCCAAATGGTCTGAAAATGTTCGTAAGATCACCTATCAAAACTGCAATGGAAGGTGACTTCGATACTGGAAACGTTAGATACAAAGCAAGAGAGAGATACTCTTTTGGTTTCTCTGATTTCAGAGGTATCTTCGGATCTCCAGGTGCTTAATACTTGATTTAAAAGTATTATTTATCTTGAAAGGCCCCTTTACTGGGGCCTTTCTTTTTGATAGAAAGGACGAACCATGATGAAGAAATTCTTAGTAAAAATCAACGCATACGGATATAGAGGAGAAACTACAGTAGATGCTGTAGATAGCGCCCAAGGTATCGAACATGCTATCCTTGACAAAATAGGAAAAAAAGGTATAAAGTTTACTCCAGATGGTACCTCTTATAGAGTGTGTCATTTAACCTACGAGGAGATTGTAAATGGAGAACAATCACATCAAGGATCTTTACAAGACAAAAAGATCGCTTGAGTTAGAGTGGGAGCAAGACCATATTCATAATGGTAAATATACCATTAATATGGTTAGGATTGATGAAGAGATTAAAAAAGTTATCAGCCATATTAAGATAGCTGAAGCTAAAGAATCTTTACATCAGGTTAAAATAGAATCCGCTGCTTCTGAATTTTCTATAGCTGGTTAAATAAACCAAGCTATTTTCGCTGGAATGCGTTTTCCTGATAAGGATATCTTGCGCTTTAATTAAAATTAGTCTATAAATTAATCACTATACATTAAATTCCGCATAGACGCGTATAGTCGACGGCCTAGAGACTATGTGGAAATAACTAGGAGGATAATAATATGGCACAAACTACATTTACAGGACCAGTAGTTGCACTTAATGGTTTCATCGGTGGAGCGAATTCAAACTCTACTGCTGGTGATACTGCTCAAGGTGGCGGCGTAGCATGGACTGTTTCAAATACTTCAACACTTACAATTGCAACTGGCTCAAGAGCTGGTGAAACTTTAAGCGCTGTAAGTAATTTAGGTGTAATGGTTTTTGTTGCAAACGGTTATACAGGAGCTGCAACTTATGCATTTTCTGATGGTACAACTTGGAAACAAGTTATTACTGGAACTGACGTTACAACAAGCTAATAATTATAGAAGCTCCTTCGGGAGCTTCTAATTAAGGAGAAAAAATGGGTATGAAATCAGATGTAAAAGCAGTACAGGTTACAGCAGCT